CTCAAGTAAATGTTACGAAGGCAACGAACCCCCCGCGCACATCGGAACCAATTAAGGGTGCGCTTGTTGAAGGGGTGCCTGTCCAAGTGGTGGCGCAGTCTGAGGGCGCGACGCTCCATGCTGTAAAGAAAAGGTGTGATTACCGACCGAGTCCAGACGTTGGTGACCTGTTTCTCGAGGGTCACCGTGAGCTCATGGACAAGTGTCATGAGAGGGAGACAATACGTATGGACGAGGCTGGAATCAAGGCTTATCTAGATGAGATGAGCGGACAAAAGCGGGAGCGGTTGAGCGCGTTGCTCGACTCGCAGGACTTCACTTTGCCTGGGTACACAGACAAAGTTGTTTTCGCTAAATCTGAGGCTTTGCTCAAACACGATGGCGCCCAGCCACGTGTCGTCTACCAAGGAGGCGACATGTACAATCTTGTAATGGGTGCTGTCGTGTACCATTTGTCTCGTCGTATTGTGGAAGAGCTTTCACGCATGAATCCCAAGAACAAAGGGAGACAAGTCCTTTATTGCGTGGGGCTAACCGCAGACGAGATAGCAGATTTAGTGCATCACACCCCCGGTGAAGCCTTTGAGAATGATTTCAAGAACAATGACGGCAGCCAACCGGCTGGCATCAGGAAATGGGAGTCCATGTTTTACTACAAACTGGGCGCTCCAGGGTGGTTCGTTCGTGAGTTTGCTTCCAACACCAGCGTGCAAGTGTTTACACGATATGGGTTGAAAGGCAAGGTCACTGGGCAGCGGTGGTCGGGTGAGGTAACCACGACCACTGGTAACGGGTACGTAAATTCCTGTGTGAGCCTTGCAGGCTTGAAGCATGCAGGCATCACGAAGAGTACCACCCTGGTTTACGGAGATGATAATTTAACGTACACGGAACAGAGCCGCAAGGATGCACGTGAAGGCATGCGGACCGTGGCGGATAGTATTGGAATGAAAGCGGAACCCAAGATCGTAGAGAAGAGAGATCAAGCGGTGTTCTTACGCAAACGCTTCGTTTCAGGACTGAACAGGACATTCCCCGTACCATCCTTTGGACGTGTGGTGAGCAAGTTACCGGTGCGCTGCAATTACAACAGCGCGGTCACAGATGAAGATTACATGGCTGGGAAATTGCTCTCAGCTGCATACGAGCATCGCCACATCGCCTCCATTCGAACTCTCCTGCTTGCAACAGCCGAACAGTTGTCGCCATCGCCACATTTGGACATGAGGAACCAGGCCATGGCGTACAAGTACACTGCAGAGGAACTAAGAACAATGACAATCGAAGCTCGTACAATTGATCCCGACCTGTTCGGGTCTTTCTTACAGGGTGTCTACGGAATCTGGGAAGAAGACCTAGTGGATTGTTATATGAGTGTGTGCGACGGAATACTCGGGTTCAAACGAGTCAACGGTCGCCGCAACTCTCGGGACAAGGACAGTGCCATAACACTCGCACCCAAAATACCACGGGCGTTATGGGACACATCATTCGAATCATTGATCACAGTTGACGTTGCTCTGTAGAGTTCTTAGCATTGTCCGCGGCTTTCGTTGGTTTTCCGCGTTATCAACAACACATTCCAACAAGTGATAAAAAAAAAAAAAAAAAAAAAAAAAA